CGTCCATGGCCGTTACGTCGGCTGAAAGGCACCCATTATGACCACTATCAGCCACGGCAGTTACCGAATCGATTCTCTGGGAGAGCGCGCGCCAGGCGAGATGCGTCTCGATGCCGGCGAGTCGCTGTTTTTCCTTCGTCAGCTCGAGCTGATCGACACCCAAGCGTACAAGGTCCGGTATCCGGCTCTCCTCGGGCGTCAGATCATCCCGACGCTTGCCGGCGTTCCTGACTGGGCACACGTCTACACGTTCCGCCAGTTCGATCAGTTCGGCGTTGCCAAGCTGATCGCCAACGCGGCTGACGATCTCAACTCGGCCGAGGCAGTCGGCGCGGAGTACAGCACTCCGATTCGCGCGATTGGCGAGTCGTACGGTTACGACGTGTTCGAGCTCCAGGCGGCGGCAGCGTCGGCCCAGATGCTTTCGAACATGCCGATCATGCTCGAGCAGCTGCGCGCGAGCGCGGCTCGCTACGCATGCGAGTCGGCTGTCGATCTCATGCTTGCGCAGGGCAAGATCCCGATGCCAACCGGCATTCCGGTCCAGGTCCCGGGCATCTTCGGTCTGTACAACCAGCCTGGCACCACCACGTTCACCCCGGGCGCCAAGGCGCTCGGCGGTACCACGTGGGGCTCGATCGCGACTCCCAACGCATCCGGCGACGAGGTCGCGGCGGACATCATGGGCATCGCGAACAACCTGTTCGCGGCCACGCAGGGCATCTGGGGCAAGTTCAGGATCGTTCTCCCGATCTCGCAGTACAACTACGCGGCGACCAAGCGTCTCGGCTCGGTCTCGGACACGACCGCGCTGGCATTCGCCAAAGCAAACTGCCCGTATATCGAGGACGTGATTCCGTGGTGGCAAGCGCCTGCGGGTCAGATGGTGGCGTTCCCGAATGACCCCGCGGTCCTCGGCGCACTCGTGAACCAGGAGTGGACTGTCATGGCGCCGCAGATGCGCAACCTCAAATACGTGATCAACACGTACATGAAGTGCGGCGGCGTTGTGTCTCGCTACCCGGTCGCGATCTCGAACGCCACTGGCCTGTAAGAAGCTCGGCGCTTGTCGCTTGAGGATTTAAAATGCTGCTGATCAATAAGCGACAAGCCGGGTCTACCGGAACCGCGCAGTACGGTGCGCAGGACGTTGAGATCGGCTTCGTGCCGATCGCCGGCGCAGCCGACTTCTTAGCGTTCACCGTGGCTGCTCAATTTACCGGCGTCGCAGCTGCGATGGTCCCCGGTTCCATGTGGTGGTTCATTTCGAACGCTCCTTGCTGGATTCTGCAGGGCGCAAACCCCACGGCAGTGAAGGCAGCGAGCTCGCTGTACGTTCCGCAGAATACCTACGTGCTCATCGACGGCGCGCAGGGCGCCAAGCTCTCCGTATTGCAAGATGCGGCGGGCGGCAATGCCTGCATGCAGCGTCTGGACGGGTGATCTATGGCGAGCATCGTGTGGACCGACGTATCCGCGGCGGCCCCCGAGCTCGCCGTTACCAACGCGACGACGCAAGCCGACATCCTGGCTGTTGCGAACGTCCGCTTCAACGTCAACGTGTTTGACGGCGAGGCTGGACCAACAACGCGTTTCGCGCGCATTCTTTACGCCGCGCACCTAGGTGCACTGGCACGGCTCGGTGTGGCAGGTGCGTTGATCGGAGAATCGACGGGTGGAGTTTCGAGAAGCTACGCCGCGCCGTTCATGAATCGGTCGCAGCTGTCGCTGACCTCGTACGGAAATGCGTTGCTGGCGATCTTGCCTGTCTCGACCCACGGACCGATGGTGCTATGACCGGCGACGTCAAGATCAACGACGCCAAGTGGCGCGCGATCCTGCGCACCGTCACGGCGATGAAGCGCGCAACGGTTCGCGTTGGCGTCATGGGCGATGCGGGCGACGAGAAGGGTGTGTCGCTCGCCGAGATCGCCGCGTTCCACGAGTTTGGCACGTCGACGATTCCCGAGCGCTCGTTCCTGCGGTCGACGTTCTATGGCCACGCCGCCGAGGGCCTAGCGAAAATGTGCGCGACGCTTTCGAAGGCGATCCTCGAGGGCAAGATGGACGAACCGAAGGCGCTTGGACTGCTCGGTACATGGGCGGTGTCCGAGGTCAGGAAAACGATCCGCGATCGTCTAACGACTGGACCCGAGGATCAGGCGCTCGCCGCGTCGACCATCGCAGCCAAGGGAAGCAGCCTGCCGCTCGTCGACACCGGTCAGCTTATCAATTCGATCACATGGGTTGTAGAGCCATGAGTCTACTCGATACCCTCACTCGTTTTTCGACGGCCGTCGCAGACGGCTCGCCAGCTGGCTACGTCGTCACGCGTACCCCCGTTGGATCGTACATCAACGGTCGGTATACACCGGGTGCGCCTACGACGTTCACGATCGACGCTGTGGTAGAGCCGAGTTCTGGACGCGAAATCAAAGTCGTCGCCGAGGGACAATACGCCGAGGACACAAAGGTTCTTTGGACGTCATCCGTACTTCAAACGATGAGCCCTACGACCGTTCCTGATCTAATCGTGATCACCGGAGACTCGTATTCCGTGGCCACGATCAACGGTCCCTGGAATATGTCAGGAGTGTCGATCTATAAAATCTCCGTGGCCAGGCAGCGCATCCCATGAGCGCGTTGCCGATGGCGACGATCGAGGACGCAATCCAAGCATGGATTGTCGCGGGCTCCGGGCTCGCGTCCGATCACGTGACCTGGGGCGGACAAACCGCACCGCGTCCGACCGGCGAGTTTATCTCGATGCGGCTGATGATCCTCAATCGCGGTGCTCGAGACTTCATCGAGCGCACCGACAACATCGTGGTCGTCCCGTCGCAAGCGATCACAGCAGTGTCGACGATCGCCAGCACGCTTACCGTGCCCGCACACGGTCTCGTTACCGGGCAAGGTCCGCTCGTGCTCGGTGGTACTCCACCCGCGCCGCTCGCGCTTGCCACGAGCTACTGGCCTGTCGTGGTCGACGCCAACACGATCAAGGTCGCAGCGTCGTTCCCGAACGCGATTTCCGTCTCGCCGACGACGATCGTGCTCACCGGTACGGGCACCGCGCCGACGATCGCGGGACCGTTGTCCGTTTTACCCGGCGCCGAGGTCATCCAGAAGTTGCGCGGACCTAGGCAAGCCATGCTGACGCTGCAGTGTTTCGCGGGCGCTCCTACCGGTGGATCTCCGACTGGGATCACGTCGCCTTTCTCGATTCTCCACGATGCGATTACGTCGTACGCGCTCGAGTCGCGCTCCACGGCGCTGAACGCAGCGGGAATCGGTGTCGGACACATCGAGTCGATCAAATCGATCGACGGTATCGTCAATACGACCCGATTCGAGCCGCGTGCGATCGCCACGATCCTGTTGCACCTCGCCTCCGAGCTCGTCGAGACCTCGACGTACATCCAGACGGTGAACGCTACCGGGCTCGCGAGCGTCACGGTCACGACCCCGTAATTTCGGAGCCGATATCGTCGCGCGTCGCAGTGTCGCGACATGGCGCTATCGGACTACGTCACTGTTGCGATTACGCAGACCTCGGCGGGTCCAACGCTGCCCGGATTCGGCGTCCCGCTGATCCCGTCGTACTCGGCTACTTGGGCGACGCGGACTCGCACCTATAACAACCTCGCTGGCGTCGCGACCGACTTCCCCGTGTCTACGTCGCCGGAGTATCTCGCGGCAAACGCGATCTTCTCGCAATCTCCTGCGCCGTCGCAGATCATGATCGGCAAGTTCCTCAACCTGCCGACCAAGACGCTGTCGCTCACCGCGCTGACTCCGACCACGCAGCTGCTCTACACGTACACGCTCCAGGTTCGCGGCCAGGGCTTCGCAAACCAAAACGTGACCTTCACGTCTAGCGGCACGCCGACCGATGCGCTGTGGGCCGCAGGCATCGTCACGGCGCTGAACGCAGTGTCGTCGAAAAATTTCACCGCTTCGGGCGCAGCGTCGCCCGTCACCATCACCGGCAACACCGCGGGCGCGTGGTTCTCGATCGAGTGCATCAACGCTACCGACATGAAGATCTCGGAGACGCAGGCCGACGCGGGCATCGCCGCAGACCTCACCGCGATCACCGCCGAGAATCCGAATTGGTACGGCTTCGGCAACACGTTCAACGGCAAGCTGGGCGGCCTCGCGGCTGCGGCGTACATCGAGGCGAACAACCGCCTGTTCATTTGCCAGTCGCAGGACACCAGCACCGTACTCACGGCGGCTGGCAACGGCGACCTGATCGACGCGCTCAAAACCGCGACGTACACGCGCTCGGCTGGTTTCTATCATCCGTTACCGTCGGTGTTTGCCGACTTCGCGCTGCTCGGCAAATGTCTGCCGTACCCGCCGGGCTCCGAGACCTGGAAGTTCAAGACGCTCGCTGGCGTCTCGGCAGTGGGCCTGACGTCGACGCAGCGCACGAACCTCACATCGCGTAACGGCAACAGCTACGAGACCGTCGCGGGCCTCAACGTGACCTACAACGGCATGGTCGCGAGCGGAAACTTCATCGACATCACGCGCGGTCTCGACGCGCTAACGTCAGACCTTCTGACCTCGGTATTCGGCACGATGGTCGCGGCGGCGAAGATTCCGTACACCGACGCCGGAATCGCAATGATCGAGACGGCGGTCCGTGGCGCGCTCAAGCGAGGCGAAGACAAGGGCATCCTGACGCCCGGCTCGACGACCGTTACGGTGCCGACGAACGCGAGCGTTCCGACGGCCGACAAGCTCTCCCGCACGCTCAACAACGTGTTTTTCACCGCGCAACGAGCTGGCGCGATTCACAGCGCGAACATCCAGGGATCGATCTCGGCGTAACCCGGAGGCATGACCAATGACGCTATACAAAAACTACGATCCGGGTCGCATCTCCATGACGTGGAACGGCGTTCCCGTGATCGGTCTTGGACCCGCCACCTTCGTCAAATGCGTGCGCAACGAAGACGCTTTCAAACAAGTAGTCGGCGCTCAAGGCGACGTCGTCGACGTTCGCAACCGCAACCGCTCGGGCATCGTGACGTTCACGGTCCTCGATGCGTCGCCGACTAACGATTTTCTGACCGTGCTCGCACTGTCGGACGAGCTAACCGGGCTCGCTGTTGGCGCTCTTATGATCAAGGATCTCAACGGC